GGATTATTAGAACAATCGCATCCTATTTCTTCTAATTTGTTAGTATATAAATAAATTATAGTAATTAAAACAAATATTAATAAATTAATAATTAAACTGCCAATATATCTCATATTGATTTCCGACATTATCTGTTTATCTATCTATAAGAAATATAATAATTTATTATTTTTTATCTATTATATTATATATTAAAAATTTGGAAGAATTCTCTAAAATTGACAAATCTATATTTTTAATTTTATCAATAATATTATTATTTTTATAATGTGATATAATTATAATTATATCTTCTAATAATATATCTATTACATGGCGATATTTTTTTGTTGAAAAATAAATATAATCTATTAAATAATTGTAAATATTATTTAATAGAGTATCTATTTTATTTTTGTCAATAATTAATAATATTAATAAATTAATTATAGAATTATTTGTTTTTTTCCATTTAACATAATCGCAATATAAATTATAAATTACATCATCTTCATTACCAATCATAAGATCATTTTCTAAAATATATGAATGCGGTATCCAATCCTTGTTTTCATTAAAATTATTCCAATAAATATCTATATTTTTACTAACAATGTCTTTGTTTAAAAAATTAAAAATATTTAAATAAATGTCTATATTTTTACTATCATTTTTAATAATAAAATTATATAATATTGTGAAAAATTCATCATCATCATTATTTTGTTTTATAAGATTTTTTATTTTAAAATATATATCGTCTTTTTTAATATCTGTTAATTTATTTAAAAAACTTATAAATTCTCTTTTATTTTTAGATTTATCACTAAAATCTGTTATTACAATATGAATTTTATTTTTAGAAATTATTTCTTTATCATATTTTTTCTTTTTATCCCATATTAATTTTGAATTATAAATAGTATTAAAACACGGTAGTATATGTAATTCTTTTGCTTTATTTAAATATACATTAGGAATACTATTTGATTTTATATTTTTCAATTTATTTAAAAATATTGTATTAGGTATAATAATATTAGCGCTCATAATGTATAATAAGATATATCACAATATCTTATATACTAAAAAAATGATATAAAATATATATATTATATATATAATATTCATATCAACGTAAATGAATAATCATATTAAATTATTAAATCAGCTATGTGATATTTACGAAGATAGATTAATTTATCGCACAATTATAGTGACTGATAATATTAATGATAGTATTAATTTATATAATATATTAGAAAACGCAGACTATTCTGTTCTTATTGTTAATAAATTAGACAATAATATTAATTATAACGAAGTTGATAAAAGAATTGTATTAATTACCAGAAATAAATTTAAAAATTTTATTAAATATTTAAATAATACATTTGGTATTGCTAATTCTTATAATCTTGTATTATTTTCATATAATATTGATACTAAATATACATATAAATTAAATAATTATTATAAAGATTTAACAAAAAATATAACAAATATATACTAGTTATATCACTAACACCAATAAATGTTCTGTGTTATATATTTTTTATTGATAATTTCAATATATTCGTACCATTCTTTAATAATTTTTCTATAAAAATCATATTGTTTATATTCTATTGAAGATTCATATATAGAACAATCTATATAATTTTTATTTTTAGATAAATTTTTTTCATAAAAATATTGATAAACTTCTAATACATTGCGTTTATATTTATTCATAAATGATTTTAAATTAACACTACCATTAATTATTTTATCAACAGATGATATATTTTCAGTTTTGACAATATTTTTTATATATCTTATTACATCAAAAATAGTAAATAGGGTTTTTTCATTATATATTGTTGGTGTAAATATTTTCTTAAGTTCTTCATCTGTAATATTCTTATAATCTTTGATATGTTTGTTATCTTTTATAAGAAAATCAAAAAAATATATTGAATAATATATATATTTATGATTATAATTTATAAAATCCATATATACTTAAATATAATAAAACCTCTATATATTATAGAGTAATGAAAAAAGGCAGTTACGGTAAATCTAAAAGTTTTTCTCGTTCAAAAACAAAATCAAGTGATATGATGATGTATATTTTATTGGGTGTACTAATATTATCATCGTTAGCATTTGTATTTATGTCACAACGTTATAATATGTCTTTTGAACCATTTACAAATGCTAAAACAAAAAGAATAGAATATTATTATAAAGACGGGTGTCCTCATTGTGACAATTTCAAACCAACATGGGATAAAGTATCTACAAATACCGAATTATTAGAATATGTAGATTTTATTTCATATGATATAAAAAATGATGGAGGAAAAAGTGCTAAATATGGTATTAATTCTATTCCTGAAGTAATTGTTGTAGAAATGAGTTCAGGAGATAAAAAGGCTGTATTTGAATCAAATACACGATCAGAAGAAGATTTAATAGCTTTTGTAAAAGCAAATAAATAAATAAATTATTTTTTAGATATATAAGATAAATAATATATATATTTAGTAAATGGGAGCAGGGTTATTACAATTAGTTTTATCAAGCCAGCAAGACCAATATATTACACAAAATCCTCAAATTAGTTTTTTTAAATATAGTTATAAAAAACATACGCGTTTTTCTAACGAGAGTATATCATTAACATTTGAAGGAGAGCATCTTCTAAATAAAGGTGGAACTACAACACATAAATGTAGAATAGGCAGATATGGTGATCTTTTAAGTAATTTATATTTTTGTTTTAAATTACCAGCAATATATTCTACAAATGAGTATAAATTTAGATGGGTAGAAAATATTGGTAATGTAATTATAAAAAAAGCTGATATTATAATGAATTCAGTCACTATAGATTCTTTAACAGGAGAATGGATGACAATATGGAATGAATTATCATTAAAAGACGATAATTCAACATACAATAAAATTATAGGTAATACACCTGATTTAATAAATCCATCTTTACCACAGCCTCGTATTAGTGTAACAAATAATCGTTTTAATTATATTTATTATCCTGTTGCTGATATTACAAAAAACGATAGCCCTTCTATACCAGAAAAATTAATATATACTCCACTTAATTTTTGGTTTACAAGAAATCCTTCTTTAGCTTTACCGTTGCTTAAATTACAATTTTCTGAAATTGAAATAGTAATTGAATTAGTAGATACTGAATCATTATACCAAGTTTATTCTTCTATATTAGAAATGTATGTTAGCCCAGTATATTATAGCTCTATTCATAATGATAATACAATGGCTTTAGCAAATTTTTGTAAATCAACATATGGAGATTCTGTGCAAATGTCGTTGAATATTGAGGCAAATTATATATTTTTAGATACAACAGAAAGGAATGCTATATTAATGTTATCAGAAATAGATTATGTAGCTGAAAAAATATATAGAGATTATACTGATTGTAAACAAGCAAATAATACGATAACATTAACTAACAATCTTCAAACAAAAGAGATAGTATGGGTTATAAAAAGAGATGATTATNATAAATTCAATTATCATAATAATTATACTGCTGATTATATATATAATGAAAATGCTAAAATATTAAAAAGTGCTTCAATGCGGTGGGCTGATACTATTGAACGCATTGAAGAAAAAAGTGAGGAATTTTATGGTTATGTTCAACCTTATCAACATCATTCAAAAATACCAAGAGCGGGTATTTATTGTTATTCTTTTGCACTTTTTCCAGAAAAAATACAACCTACTGGATCGTATAATGCGTCTGCTGTAAAAACATCATTAAATGTTAATATAAATAGAAATTATAATAATGATTTTTTAAATAATAAATTAAGATTAAATAATGTTCCTCTTTTATCTAATACAATTGATTATATAATTATTGTATATTCAATTACTATTAACATATTTCATATAGAAAATGGTATAGGTTATATGATAAATGCGATATAATTTATAATATTTTTATTATATAAATTATAAATAGAATATATGATGGATTTAATGATATTAATAGTCGTATTATTAGGAGCCTTTTTATTATATTATTTAATAGAAACAATTAGATCATTACATCAAGAAATAAAAGAAATAAAAACAAAATGTGTAAATACAGATTCTAAAGACAATAAAGATATTGAATTTAAAACAAGCACTGTAGATCCCATGGTTGGTATGAATAAATCATTAATAAACAATATGAATTATTTAAAAAACTATTTTGATATAAATAAATAAACATTATATAATATACTATTTGTTTATATGCCGCGAAAAGCTAAAAATCCAATAGAAAAAACAGAGAAGAAATCTAAAAAAAATTTAATGAATACTATGGTAAAAGATATATCAATGGAAAATGATGATATAATTTTACAATTACCATTAACAGATAATGATATTAATAAGATAAATAATGAAGATATAAATATATGTTCTAAAAACAGTGATAATATATCTGATAATATTGAACCAGATTTAGAACCCACAGCATATGACCCTATGTGTTATTTTATAAATGATAATTTAGAAGTTGAAGAAGATAATTTATGTAATATAGATTCTGAAGAACAACTTGAATTAAACCAATACAGTGTTAATATTAATTCAACTAATAATTGTTATTGGTGTTGCCATAGTATTAAAGACCATATATTTGGTATGCCTACAAAATATAATAGTATAAATGATACATATATGACATTTGGATCATTTTGTAGTCTTCAATGTGCCAATGCTTATAATTTTTCAGTACATTCGGGAACAGATAAGGTATGGGAAATTAATAGTTTTATACAGATGTTAGGAAAAAACTATGGTTATAAAGAACATATTAGACCCGCACCTTCCAGATATTTATTAAAATTATTTAATGGTAATATGAGTATAGAAGAATTTAGAAATTGTCATATTAAATATGATAAAGCATATTTACTTAATATACAACCTATGATTTCTTTATCAACAAGTCATGAAATTGTTAATACATCATATCTTAAAAACGTAATTGAAAATATTAATTATACCAAACAAAAACAGACAAATAATATACCTGTAAAAAAGAAGGTATCTAAAAATACAATAGATACAAAATTAAATTTAATTATTACTTAATAAATTTAAAAAATGATATAAAGATTACAATTAAATAATTAATTGTGTACTTCATAATGGAAACAAATAAGATTTATTTTACTCCTTATAGAATATCTACCATTACATGTAATGCTGATATTGGAAATGATATAAATCTTAATTTAAATATATTGTTTAACCATTTAGATGTAACTGAAGATACTAAAATTATATGGGCTCAATTTTTAAAAGATGATAATGATATGTCAAAAGGATTATATCCTAAAAAAAAGAGAAAATCTAAGAAAGATTCTACGAAGAAAAATAGATTTGATAATCAAGTAACAATTATATATAAATTTAATGACGTATATATGCCTAATATTAAAATTTTTAAGAATGGTAATATTCAATTAACAGGTATTAAAGATACTAAAGATACTGTTACTATTGTAAATGAAATTATTGATAATATAAAAAAAATCTATAATATAGATAGTTCTATTATAAAAGATGATGAAAATGATGTAAAAAGAGATAAAGATTATATTATTAATAGTTTAAAATATCAAAATTTTAAAATTAGAATGATTAATAGTGATTTTAAGATTTATTCTAATGAAGAATTAACAGAAAAATTTGAATTAAAAAGAAAAGACGTTCATAGGATTTTAATTTCAGATAAATATAATAATAAAAGTAGTTTTCAACCAGGTATTTATCAAGGTGTAAAGCTTCAATATTTTTGGAATAAATTTTCAGATAAAAAAGATGGAATATGTAGATGCCCAGTACATTGTTATGGTAAAAATAATGGACAGAGTATTGGAGGATGTAAAAAGGTAACAGGTGCTTTATTTGAGAGCGGGAGTGTTTTAATTACTGGTGGTATTAGTTTGGAACAAGTAGACGAGACATATAATTATATTTGTAATGTATTAAATGAAAATATATCAGAAATTAGAAGAACTAAATTTAATTTAAAATTTTAATTTGCTTATATAAAAAAGAATTTTATTTTTATTTATTAAATGGGAAAAAACATTTATTTTAAAGATCATCCTGATTTTACTCCTAATATGACTCCTATTGAAATGTTTAGTATTGGTATAATGGGTGGTTCATATTTTAGAGAAATACATTCTCCAATATCAGGTAAAATTTTTAAGAATCGTTTTAAAAAATATGCTTTTCTTAAAAATATTCCTAAAGAAAAATATAAAGGTGTTGAATATAATAAAGAAATTAATAAATATAAGGTTAAAGTTGGTACATCTTATAAATTTTGGTGCGAACATGGGTGGATAAAAGAGGATATTGATCCTTATGGATGGATAGAATGGTATATTAATTTTTATTATGGAAGAAGAACAGATGACGATTTAAGACAAATTAGAAGATGGAAAAATATTGCAGGAGAAAGAGGTAGATTTAAATTACAATTACAAAGAATGATAAATGAAAATAGAAAAGGGTTAGCTATTAAAGATATAAGTCCTAAATTAAGACAGATATTATTACACTGGGGCTATGATAGTAGCAGGATGCGTAAAATTGTATAGACATCTTTTATATTTATTTTCCTCTATGATAATATCTTGCATTTTTGATAAATTATTTTTGCTATTTAATGAAAGATCGTCTTTGGTTATGTTTTCTAAAATTGTATTTTTTATACACATTCTATATGATATCATAATCATCTCTTTTTTATGTAATTCATATATACAATTTTTACAACAATCCATATAATCTAATGTTGTGTTATGTTCGTTTTCTAATGTTAAAATATCACAATATACTGGTATATTCATTATTTTTCTTTTATTTTTCTTACATATTTGACATCTTTTCATTAAAAAAATAGATTTAAAATATTCTATTATATTGTTCATATTTCATATGTATATTATATATATACGTTATATGTATATATAAAAAATGAATGTTTTTATAAAAATTTAACTAACAAAATGCTTTCAGCTTCTAATACTTTATCATTTGATATGATTACTAAAAAAACTATTTATAATCGTAAAAATAATGAAAATAATGAAATTGATATATTTATAAATAAATATTTAAAAAAAAATATAGATCAAGGAGATATTCTAAAAAAATGGGAATTTGTAAGAGAATATATTAGAAAAATGAAAATTGATGATATTGATATTATTATTAATAAATATAGTAATGATGAAATTGTGAATGAACTTATTGAATACTACTATGAGATATTTGAAAATATAGAATTTGTATTTGAAGATCATATTAATATGATTGAAAATGTTTCTAATAATACTATTAAAAGAAATCTAGTATCTTTAATATTATTTAATAGTATTACATATTCTGCTTTCTTGTATTAAGGAAATAAAAATTGATAATATATTAAACTTTTCTTAAAATTTAAAAAAATAAAATTATGTACTCTTTTGAATCTATCTAGAACCTAAGCTGCTATTGCCATATCTTTTACTATTACGATCATCATAAGGTAATATATTTTTAGAAAAAAACTGAGATGAATAATTTTCAGCATTTGGTATAATTTTAGTATCATTTATAGCTTCTTCTCCGGAATAAAGACCTTTATTGTTTTGAGAAGGTATTTTAATAATCTCGCTATTATCAATATATGCAAAATCAAGCATTCTTAATATATATAGATATAAAGTTTTTATTATAAAATGTGTATATAGAAAATGAATAAAAGAACGAATGAAATAGAAAATGAAACTATTAAAAAACAAAAGACTAATGATGATAAAGATTTTGTAAAAGACGGACTCTCTACAGAAGATATTAAAAAAACTGTTAAGGCTATTCGTTTTACTATTGAATATTCAAAGGTCAAAGATAATGCCCTTATAGATAAATTAAAGAAAGAATATGAATTCTTTTCTACTAGATATCCTATGCTTTTTGATATGGCTGTAAGATTTGATAATTTTGATTATGATAGTTTTGATTATATGATTAAAATGCGTGAAAAAATAATAAACAATAATTTATCAGTAAAAGAAGCATCAGAAAAAGTAGGTAAAGAATGGTTTGATAAATATAAACCAAATAAAAAATAATTTAAAAATTTTATTTTTCTTATTATAAAAAAAAATTGATATAAGATTATATAATAATATATATTATACAATTAGTATTAATTCGTCTTAAACTTAATTATTATAATGACATCTATTACTGAAACTCATTTTCCAAAAAATCTTTATGAAATTATTCAAGAAGTTTATGAAATCTATAAAAAAAACGAGACTAATATGATTGAGAATAATACTTATTTTAATATCCTTCTTCAGGTTATCAAAAAATATCATCTGTGGCCATCTATGCAAATTAAAAAATTTAAAGGAAAACCAAATCTAGTGCTTCTTCATAATTCATATAAAAATATTAATGGAAATCTTCATAAAGAACTATATGAACAGTGTCGTAGTGTTGTTCTAGATTTCAATCTATCTTATAATAACAATATTGTTGTGACATATGCTAATTCAATTCCAGAAAGAGTTAATTTTGAAGAATACTCTGTTATTGCTGAAGATGGAGACAAATATTATGAAGCATATGATGGAACAATGATTACAGTTTATAATTATGAAAATGAGTGGCAATTTGGTACATCAAGTTGTCCAGATGCAAATAGTTCACGTTTCTCTCATCCTACAAAAAAACACGGTAATATGCTAGATGAAATTCTATTTGAATATTATCGTAATATGTTTTCTGAAGAAGATATTGCATCAATGCACCCAGATGAAATTTCTATTAAAATTAGAAAAATGTTTACAGATAATTTAGATCCTAATATGGCTTACGAATTTATTATCATTCATCATGAAAATAAACATATTGTTGATTATACTTCTACATTTGGTTATAATTATAAAATTTTGTATATTGCTAATGTAAAAGAACGTACTTCTTTAAAAGAATATGATATCAATACGTGTCTTAACCCCGCTCTAGTTGAATTAGGTGTAAAATATCCTGTTCAATTTGAGAATAAGACAGAAGCATATAATTTTATGGTATCTATTCCTACATGCTATGGAATTATTGCAAAAAAATATAAAGAAAATGGTGTAAAACTTTATAAGATATCTACTGAAAAAGTGCATTTTAGGGAAGAGACAGATCCCTGTAATCCCAATATTTGGATCAATATGCTAATAGTATATATGAAGAATAATGCTGATTATCATATTAATGATTATATTTCGCATTACGCTAGTAATATGGAATATCCTTTAGATAATATTGGGCGTCCTCTCAATCCTACTTATCTAATTCATACTGCCATTAGTACAATTAAAGATAATCTGTTTAATCTATATATTTCTACTACATCTTATTATAGTAATTATAAAAGATTTAAAATGAATAAAGAGCTTGATAAGCAATTTTCGCCTATTATTCAGTATCATCTTGCTCAACTTCGTAATCAGCAAGTAACAATTTATACAGACAAACTTATTACACCATCTAATGTATATTATTATCTATGTCAGTGTAATAGTGTAAAGAATATTAAGACTCTTATCCAATATTTCGCAACATATAATGTTAATGACATGCCTTATATTAATACCATGTCGCCTCGTACAATTATGTGTTTTACTATTCTTAACAGCCTTCTTTCATAATATGATTAGTATTATTATACAAAAAAACAAAAATAATATTTTTTTACTTTTTAGAAATATATTTAATCCAATTTCTAAAAAATATTTTTCTCGTTTTCTTAACAGCTTCTGGATGAAATTGAATACCTATTATTTTTTTCTTTTTATCATATGACATCCATATTTGATTTTCTTTTTTTATTACTATATCCCAATTATTAGGAATTTTTGATATATAATCATAGTGAATAAATTTATACATTTTTTTTGTTATTTTAAATGGTTTTTTTATAATATTACTTGTAATATGTGTAGATAGTTTATTAAGAGATCCTAAACATTTTTTACCACATGTATTTTTAATAATCCATTGATATCCATAACATATACCTAATATAGGTATATTTAATTTTAATATTTTTTTAGGTATATCGGCGTTTTTTTTATGTAAAATTCTATATTTTGAACCAGATAAAATTATACCATCTATTTTATGTGATTTAATATATTTTATAATATTTTTTTTAGACCAATGTATATAATGTAATTTGACATTTTTATCAAATGATCTGTCAAAACGATATTTATAGACTTTATTATTACCAATTGACATCATAATAATAAGAATATTCATTATTATCTATACTATATAATGTTTATTTTTTCTTTTTTACTACTTTTTTAACAGGAGCTTTTTTAGCTGTACCTCCATTAATAGAGTTTTTAAAGTCAATAAATGTTTTATAATCATTCTTATAATATTTTTCTGTTTTATTAATTATATTAATATTATCTGTATAAACCCTTAAAAATTCTTCTATAATATTTATTCTATCATATATATTATTTATTCTATCATATAGATTTTTTGCTATACTAGTAGAAGGAATATTAGGGGGTATTTTAGGATCGCTCATATCTTTCTATATTATAATAATATATTATATTTATTCATAAATATTAATATTAATTTAAAAAAAATATAAATCCACAGCAAATTATAATTTTATTAGTCTGTTTTATTTAGCTTTTTGAGCATTCCATTCTTCGGCTATAATTTTAAATTTTTCTTTTCCATTCATTTCAGGATGGTCTCTCTTTAGTTCAGCCATTCTATCTTTCATAAAGATATTATAAGGAGATAATGGTTTAGTTGATTTAATAATACCATCTTCTGATACTTTAGTCTTTCTAGATTTTTTTACTTTATAAGTTTCCATATAAACATCTTTAACAATAGCATTTAATTCTTTAATAGTATAATCATTTTTAGAGACATCCACCGTCTTTGTAAATAGTTCAATAAAATTTGTTGTTTTAGACATACTTTTTTGATAATATGATGATTATATCTGTAATATATATAATCAATTTTTATTTTTTATGCATAAATTTTGCAATTTATATAACATTATAAATAAAAAAAATGATATAAATTAATTACATTATATAGATATAATGTTTCGTAATTATTCATTTGATCCTAAAAATCCTTCAAATAGCCATACTTTTGAAATTCATGATATTGATCTTTCTATTATAAATGGTATTAGAAGAACGATTTTAACTGATATTCCTATACCAGGTATTATTGGAGAAACAGTAGATAATATTGATCCTACTGTTGATATTATTGTTAATACATGCCCTCTACATAATGAAATTATTACACATCGTATAGGACTTATTCCTATTTGTCTTACAGAAGATGAAATTGAATCATATGAAGATGGTTCTATTGAACTTGAATTAAATGTTATTAATGAAGGTAATAAAATTGAAGCAATTACTACAAAAAATATTAAAGGAAAAAGAAAAGGTGTTGATATTACTGAAAAAGAACTAAAAGAATTATTTCCTCCTAATCCTGTTAGCAAAGATAATATTCTTATTACAAGACTCAGAACAGGAGAACAGCTTCATTTTAAGGCACAATTAGTAAAAAAGTCTGGTCGTTTCAATTCTTCATTTAATCCTGTTTCTTTGTGTAATTTCCATTATATTCAAAATCCAGATGAAGCAGTTAAAAAAGAAGGCATTCTAGATAAAGAGAGAGCTTATTATAAAAATCAATATGGTGATCCAACGGCATTTTTAATGGATATTGAACATATTAATATAAATGTCGCTCCTAAATATCTCATTAATAAATCTTTAGAAATTATTATTGAAAAATTAAATATTCTTCGTAATAATCTTATTAAAGATGATATTATTAAAGTAAAACAATTTCAAGAGATTGAAAATACTTATGAATTCTTTATTGACGATGAAGATGATACTCTTGGTAATATTATTCAATCAGTTTTACACTCAACATACATACGTGATAAGAAGAAATTTAATGAGATTACATGTTCTTATATTGGTTATATTTGTCCACATCCCCTTAAATCTCTTTTAGTTATTAGAATTACTTTAGAAGATATAACAAATAAATCAACATTTATTAATTTCCTTGAATTAAATTGTAAAACAATTATAGATAAATTAACATCTATTAAATCTAGTTGGAATAAATTTGTAATTGAAAATAAGGTAATTTAAATTTATTAACAATTAATAAAGTATGACTGAAAAAATAGAAATAGATGGAGAATATTTTGATATTGAAGATGAAGAATTAAATAATATTGAATATTTAGAAATCTTATCAATAGATGAAATTATAAAAGATAACCCATCATTCATGGCTTTTTCAAAAGATGAAATACAAAGCGAATTATATAAAATGTTTAAAAATAAAAATAAATCAGATAATTTTACTAATCTTTTTTATGATGTATTAAAAAATAATAGAGAAAAAGAAGGNAAATTAGATNATTATACTAATTATATTTTTATTGCAGATGCTGATAAAAAAGATTATAGTCTTTTAAGTGAAGAAGAAGAGGCAAAAAATTTCAACGATTTAGATAATTTAAATACTATAAGATATAATATTTCTAAAAATAACTATTTTTTTGCTATAGAATATGATGAGAAATCATCTTATAATAAATTTAAACCTACTAGTAAAACAATTTTAGAATTAAATGATAAAATGTATTATCCAGTTTTTCCAATAGACGATGTTAATGTTCCAATTATTGCTGCTTATTATAAAGTTCCAACAGCTACTATAACAGATTATATGTATGTTAAAGTTTTATCGCATCTTTTTAATAATAAGAATATTAATAAAAAATCATCATCTAGATTTACAAATATTAATAAATTAATAAAAAATACTAGACCATCTATACAAACAATTATAAATGATATTCCCGATTCATTTGATTTAGATTATAACAATTTAAATAATTTTTTAAATCGTTATGGATATTCTATGGATTTTATAAATAAAAAAGATTTTGACATATTATATGATTACATGAATAAGCTAATTAAAAATGAAAAAGAAAGAAAAAATGTTTATAAACCAATCAAAAACAAGAAGATTGATATTATCAACAATAAGCTAACTTTTTTTGATAAACTTTCTAAAACTTTTAATTTATTAAATTTAACAGATAAAACAAGAGATTTATTAGTAAGTCTTAAAATAGCATTAGATGATAAACGTATAAATAGCAATCTTTTACAAAAACCTAAATTATTATATGATAATATTGATGATATTGTTACAAATATTAGCAATGATACTATAAGTATTGAACAAATAATAGAAAATATTAAAGCAGTTAAAGATTTTGAAAATATTGATAAAAATATTAATACAATAGCAATATATTTAGAAATTAAAGATAATTTAAAAGAAATACTAGAAGATTTTGAAAATATTAAAGCAGATTTTGAATATTCAAAACATAATATTAAAAACTATGATGATAATATTAATGAAAAGCTTTTTGTAAATATTTATAATGAAATGAAAGAAATTATACTTGGAAATAATGAAGAAGATTATGAAGGATTACCAATTACATTAAGAAATATGGAAATAGATACTTTTGAAGAATTAGAATTTGATAATGAATATGTAGACGAAGGAGAAAATACTATTGATATAAGTGATAATACATTAATTAATAAATATTTAGAGAAATATTGGCTAACACTTGCTTATAAAAATGATGTAGGATTTATAGAAATACTTAAAATAGTATTACCAATATTTTATAGAATAAGTAAAATAGCAGGTATAGAAATAGATTATGAATTATTATCAAGTGAATTATATATATATTTTAGAGGAGCAAGCACAAAATACAATATTATAAATAGTATATTTATAGAAAAACAAATAAATATAGATTATGAAACAATAAATAATATTGCTAAAATAAAACCTGTTAATATACATTTGATAGATTTAAATATGGGTTCTGAAATAAATAATCTTATAAAGAATGCTAATAAAGAATATAGTGACATTATAAATGATGTATTAAATAGCAGTATAGCATGGTGGATTATGGATATACAATCTAAAATTGTTAATGATGGATTAGATATTGATAATAATAAACTCAATCCTGTTTATATTGAAAAATGGTTTTTATATGGAGAACCTTTATATAAAGAAAAGACAGTTAATGGTGTGGCACCATATTTAGTAAATATAATGAAAGATTATATAGAAGATAAAAATGATTATAATAATGTAATTATATATAATGATATTATAGAATTAATTAATGATAGATATAGTGATTTATTAGATAATCTTAAAAAGAAATATACAGATAAAATATCTAAAAAGAAGATTGAATATGGTATAATAGCACAAGAAAAATTAATAGAAAATTACAAAAATAAGAAATTTGATAAGATTTCTTTTGATTATATTGATGCACTTTTATATTCGCCCGGTGTTAATTATAAAAAAATACATAAATATTTATTAGGATGTTGTTTACAAAAACTTACAAAAGATTTTAAACCTGATAGCGATTTTGTCAATAATTCTAGAAATGATTTAATACAATTTAAAAAACAATTTGCTAAACGTAAAGAGACAAATAAAGATAGATTAATTCGTTATATACCTATTATAATTGATACTAAAAAAACATATGATATTGAAGAAGATAAAGAAGATAATTATATTAAATATATAAAAAAAATAGATAGTATAACTAAAATAGAATCTCAAGATGTGATAAAATGGCTTGATAATATGAAGACTAAAAATGCATTATTACCTGATGATATTATAGATTCTTTTAAAAATAATACAAGAAGTGCTCTTGACTATATTAAAAAATATATAGAAATTTTAGAAAAAACTGCTAAAAAATCAGGAGATTTATTAACATTATTTGTACCATCAAAGATATATTATAAAACTCTTTTATTAAATATTATAAAAGTATTAAATAATAAGACAGATGATGAAAATACTGATCTATTACTAAAAAAAGCGATTGAATCTATAAGAGAAATTTTAGTAGATTTAAATATTTTAAATAAAGTAAAAACAGAAGATAATAGAGTTGATATTGATCGAATAAATGCATATGTTGTAGCAAGAGCATTATGTTTACCATGTAATCCAGAAAATACTACAGGAAATATTTTAATACCAATTATAGAAGTTAAAACAAATTTCATAGAGGAAAATGCTGGTAAATTATATAGTAAGGTTTTAAATAGTATAAAAAACTCTAAATTTTTATCTTTTGAAGAAAATACAGCTTTTATTAATACTATGAGAGAGAGAAACAAACAAGTTAAATTATCAATATTAAATAATAAATCTGTTGAAGAAAATAATTTAATTTCAGCATTAAAAAAAGCTGGTATTAAAAATAATTTAATGAGTGTTGAAAAGGTAGTTGAATTACAAAAACAACAATATGACAATGAAGATATTGAAGAAATTATGGATGATGAAATAGGTAATGATAATGAAGCAGATATTCATTTTAGAGAATTAGAAGAAGAAGAATTGAAACAACAAGATGAAATATATGAAGGAGATGAAGTAGAAGAAGGTGAAAATGAGTATGCTATGGGACAAGATGAAGATAATGATGATGATATTTTAGATAGAGATGATATGGGTTTTATATATGCTGATTAAATATATGTATTCATTATAATAGAATAATGATTGATATAACACGTTTTAGTTTAGAAACTATAGCTGTATGGATAGTGGCTTTTTTTATAATAGAATTTCCAATAAGAGAAATATATGTAAATATGGGTGGAAATGGATTTTTTCAAAGATGGTATGGATTTAAAGAATTTAATCCAATAACTGTTATTGTTACAGACGCTTTTTATTTTATAATAGCAATATTAATTTCTTATAGAATACATGAAATTTTTTTTAAAGATATAATTGGATTTGAAAAAAGATTTTTATATTTCTTTTTTATTCTTTTAATAGTTCAAAATATAATCGGTATAATATTCTATTATATATTAGTATCATTACCGCAAAATTATAGAAATAAATGGGTAAAATTTTTTATAGATTACGGGAATAATGCTAAAATAAATGCTTTATTTAGTGATAGTATTTATATTTTAGCATGGACAATAGCAGCTTATTTTGTAAGATTTTTACCATATGATATTCTATTACTTCTATTTTTCTTTTATATATTTGTTATAACAGCTATTTCAAATTAAAAAGAGTACATAATTTTATTTTTATAAATTTTAAGAATAGTTTAATATATTTTGCAAATAAAATAAATTATGTACTCTTTTTAGAATAAACTATATATAAATATGAATAAACCTGAAATAAAATAAGCATATGGTATATTTTTGCACCACATTCTTCCAGTAGAAGAAGCTCTATAATAATTATTATAAGATATTATAAATGATGAAATTAATAATAATATAATACCTATATTATAAGGAAATATAATATGATTATATGCTAATAAACCTATAATAATTATATATAAAGAAACCCAATAATTTATTCCTATTTTATCATTTGATGTCCATTCCCAATAAAGCCCGGGATATGATTCTTTTCTAACAAGAGTATAATTAACATTATTCCAATGATATACACTATATAATATTATAATTATTATATAAATTATTAATAATATTTTTTCTATTGATAATAGTTTCTTTTTTCCAATATATACAATACATAATGCCCATACTATAGGTTGTAATAAATTAGATATCATAGCAAGTTTAGTAGAATAATAGTTAATATCATTTTTATAAGGGTTTATCCAAAATATATAATCAAATATTTGCATAATACAAATAAATAGAATATAAATAGCTAATTCTGGTAAAGTACTATATAATAATGCAGAACCTAAAACACCATAAATAAGAGATCTTAAAGAAGCATTAGAATCATAGCACATTTGATTAATTATTCTAAAAATAGTACATAATTTAAATAATTTGCAAAATATATTAAACTATTTTAAAAATTTATAAAAATAAAATTATGTACTCTTCCTAATAGAGTACAATAAATGTATAAAAAACTAATAAATAATAGTTTATATATAATAATAATATTATTATTAATGATTTTAATAGGGCTAGTATCTTATTATGTTTATTATATGAAAAATATTAATGTTGTTGTAGAAAAACCCAAAGACAATGTTATTGTAATTAAAGAACAACAGCCATCTCTTCCTGAACAACAAAAAATGCCACCAGTATATCCTAATAAATTACCGTCATATAACAATACCGATTATCAGCAAATAGGTATTTTAACATCTGATGAAACAGATAAAGACCCTTTAGTATTACCTTTATTTAGTAGAAAAATAGGTAATCGCAGTGATCGTTTTAATTACTATACTGCTACTGATAAAAATAATATGATGAGACTACCTATAACAAAAGATAATAATAATTGCGAGGATGATATTGGATGCAGAGAAGTATATAATGGTGATAAAATTAATGTAGAAATTTATAAAGGACGTACATTTACTGCTACTATTTATAAAGTAGATGCTCCAAGATATTTTGCCGATAGGTATTAGATATAAAGGTAAAAACAGAGGATAATAGATATTTACCTAAAAATATATGAACTTTTCTAAATTTTATTCTTAGTTGCTAATAATATATTTAATATACTTTTTATCCTTTAGAACTAAATATCTAATATTATTACTAATATATAAATAATCTAGTTTTTCATTATTATATATATTTATTCTATATAATCTACCAGATAGTATATCATTTTCATATGATTTTATAAAATACTGATATAATATATTATTAACTATAAAATATATGGCTTTATTATTATCTGATTTTTTTATGATAATATTCTTATCATAATTAATTATTTTTTTAAATATTTTACAACAATCATATATAATACTTTTGCCAATATTTGTATCATCTTCAAAAAAATCAATAGAATTTTTTAAAGTTATATGGTTTTCTTCAGAAATATATGATGAACTAATATAATCTATAGATAATAAAATTTTATTAGAAAAACTCTTATGAGTAAAATAATTTTTCCACATCAGATTTTTTGTTATATAATATAAATATGATATAATATTCATTTTTTATATAATATTTATATTATTAGTTTCTATGTTAGAATGTTAGAATGTTAGAATAATCATAGTTGAAAAAAATACCATTATAAAAGATAGAATGATATCAATCATTTATTAACTTATATTAGTAATTATTTTTTATATAAAAATAATGCAATATTTATTAGAAAGAAAATAGTATTTATATAAAGAGTAATATCCTTATAGCCTTTTAGTTTATTTGTAGAGATAACTTGGTCTTCTTCATATTCCATAGGAATATATAAATCTCTAATAATTTGCTGATTATAACAATAAGATGATGTAATAATATCAGATATAGAGGTAGTATGAACTATTAAACCAGTAATATTATATTTTCTATTATGGTTATTGTTAAAAATAATTGAATCTAATAACGTTCTATAAAAACCACTAAGATGTTTTTGACTAACAATACTATTTGTATATGCCTTACATTGTACTAAAATTATATCACCATTATTAAGTTTACAAATAATATCTATACCAGTATCTAAAAGAACATTATAATTTCTGTTATGCATCTTATAACGTTGTTTTATTGTATAATTGTCATCATTTACTATTATATTAGCTTCAACTAATAAATTATAAGGAACATGTTTCCACAAATAAGCATCTTTAATATCATAATATCTATATAGTTTTTCTAAAACAAATTTTTCATATTCTAGACCTTTGCAAAATTTATAATCAATCATTTTAATAGTTTCTAATAAAGTCATTATGAATATGATAATATTATTTATATAATATCAATTTTTATTTAATATTTGTTACATCTTCCTGTATTTTTATTACAAATTTTATTTATAGAAGCACAGTCTTTTTTACAAGTTTTATTATTATTTAATGAAACTTTTTTTATTTTATTGCATCTACCAGTAGTTTTATTGCAAATTTTATTTATTTTTTTACAATCTGTTTTACATTCTTTACCAGAAACTAAAGAAGATCTTGATGAAGATTTTAATGAAGATCTTGACGAAGATTTAATATTCATTAATTTTTTATAATTATCTAATTGTATATATTTACCATTATGTCTTACATATTCTTTTTTTTCAAAAACAGGAGATGAACGACCATTATTAGAAACTTTTTTAAATTCTTTTACATAAATAATTCTTTCAACATTACCAAGTTTTTCTTTACGAAGTTGTTTATATGTCTTTGCATTTTTTATATCTTTATTTCTTTGTATTTGTGCATTAAATAAATAATCCATTTTTCTATTCTAATTTATATAAATATTTTTTCTTTTATAATGAAAATAATATAATTTATAAAAAAATAATATTTTTATGATTTTTGGTTACCATTTATAGTTATATTAGATGTTATGTTGTATATATTGGAGCTAATATTGTCCAAATTAGAAGTTATGTGATAAATATTAGAGGTTGTGTTGTATAAATTACTTGTAATATTATCTATATATAAATTACTTGTAATAGAATTATATATAATATTAGATGTTATTGGAATAATAGAGTTATTTTTTCTATTACTAAATATTATTTTAGAATATGCTTCATTATTATCAAATTCTAATAATGAATTTCTATTTATTCAATCACCACCACCGCCTCTTCCATTATCATCATCTCTACGACGGCGTTCGTCGCGATTATTATAATTTTGTCTTAAATCATTTATTATATATGGATAATCGCCATAATCGTATCCATAATGACCATGTCTACCATGACCACCGTGATGACCATGACCTCCATGATGACCATGTCCATAATGATGTCCGTGTCCATAATGATGATCCATTTGATGTATTACTTTTTCTGTATTTAAATTATCACGTAAATGTTCTGTATTACGTTGTTCCAATAGACGTTTAGTATCAAAACCATCTTTAAGTAAACTAGTTTTAACATCATTTCCAACTTCAACAATTTTTTGTTCTATACCCATGCGATTTTTGGCAGCTTCAATTTGAGACGCGGCATAGTTTTCAGCGGCTTGT